TAGTGCTACTGACATGACAACTTTTCCTCTGCCAAGTGTTATCGGTAGGATATTGTGGCACTCGCGCTATGATCAGTGGTCTGTTGCCGTGCACAGCAGAGCAGAGCGGGACTAATCACCGAGAGGAGTGCGAAGTTACGATCTTCTGCACAATACCCAACGGATAACACCTCATTAATGGAACGAGATGTTATTTAGGTGATGGTCATGGCTTTTTTTAACAACCTTGATGATGTATTTGATCAAGAGCCAAGCCCAGATACCAACCCATATCGAGATGCCAGCCCAGCCCACGATATAGACAGCATTGTCTAGGAGGTGCATGTTATGTCCCTAATTATAGTTATGAAAAGGTTGACGGTGTGCCCAAGCAAAAGTAGGGGCGAAAAACAACTCGAACACACCGCCAGTTTTGGGTTGCAATCGGGAGTACACACAACCCAATTGAAGACACCAAAATGTCCTTAATTGGATGGTGCGAGCAGTTTAAAGACTTGCTCAGGTCTGATCGGTCACCCCTAACAACGGGGCCGCCCCGATTTAGCCAGCGGCCTTCAGAACGAGTTCCTTGGCTTCCTTGTCGTCGCCGACGGCTTCACGGATTTGCTGCTGGGCTTGACGCACCACACGCGTCTCGTCCTTGGGCAACCCGTTAGCGAGCTTTTCGACTTGTTCGAAGAAGTCCACAACCTTGTCGGCGTGGATGCCGTCGAAATGCGGCTTCGTAGGATCGATCGGCTGGCCGTTGACCGTATTGGCGATGGCCGCCTTGAATTCACGGATGGCCGAATTGACCTTGGACATCACATTGTCGCGATAGACGGGCTTCACGACACGTTCGGCGTTGTCCGAGTCGGTCCAGAACGGCTTTTTGTCGGCTTCGTCGAGCTTGAACGGACGCTTATTGCCTTGCGCGTCGGTGCCTGAAAGGTTGATGATGTCACCCTTCAGTTCCATCGGAGAATGCTTACGCATCCAGTTGATCAGACCTTGACGACGATAGCCGGTCTTGGCGTCCACGACTTCGATCAGCAGGCGACGCATCAGAGACGTGTCACCGTGCTTTTCAGCGTGAAGCAGGCATTGAACGGCGTTGACGTGGATGGCCTTGTCCAAAGACACCAAGTTCGAGCGGATTTTGTCTTGATCCGCCTTGATGGCTTCCTTGGTCCAAAGCACGACGCCTTCGACCTTGATTTCATTGGCTTCAGTGCCGACGAGCGTGGAATGATTACGAGTAGTCATAACTTAGGTTCCCTTACAGGTTCCGGAAATGGAACAATATGCAGCGTTAGTGCTGCCTTAAGGGCACGGCGAAAGACCCATTACGCAAGCGCATGGGGACGCGTTCCTAAGTGTGACATATCCGGCGTGTAAATGGGGCGAACCTTCACATACCCGCCATTGGTTTTGTCGTATTGCTGATTGTCGGCGAATTGATACGCTGTATTTTCAGACACGAAAGGCCCGAAGAACTTTTGCGCTTCGGACTTGTTAGCTTTGAGGATTGTGATGTAGCGTGTAAGCATGATAACCTCCGTTAAAAGGCCATGCCCTTAACGCAACACTAACGTGTTACGTGACAGACACCAAGAACACTTGACCGATACATCGGCTTATGTCTGTCGATTTGTGTGGCAACGCTTGCACTCTGTGTGTCTGGTTCACCCATTGGGTAACGCATATGACTTGCTATCATCACACGTATCCCTCAAGTGGATCACACAGGCGTGCTCTCCCCTGACCAGACGATTTACAGACCCAAGGTCGCACGTCTGCTGAGGCGGGAGAGATTTGCCCCTATGGCACACATCACCATTTGGCGTGTGTACCTCACCAAGCCCTATTTGTGCCTGACAGTGATAGGCTTTCCCATAGACCAGACACAATTGTGCCTAGCGGTCTGGTACTGACCCATGTGTCAGACACCAAGGTGCAAATGCCTTGGCCGTAGTCCGAAGGACCCTGTTTCGATATGTTACGCAGACAACAAGCTGCGCCAATAACGCTAAGGGTTTAACATGGTACAAGACCTATGTCAAGCCCTTAGCACGCCCTGCTACTTGGTACCCCAACGCTTAGATGACTTACGGATTGCCTTACCGGAACCATCGGGAATGAATTCACGCGGTGGTTTGGTAACGGCGGGCAAAGTCTTATCGCCACTTGAGCGAATGTGACCTTGAGTTGCAACCATCGCGGGATTGATAGCTTTCTTAAGCTCAATGAGAGCCTTTTGTTGCTTCAATGCACGACGGCGAGCGGGATTTAACCGTGCCATTGTGGTGTACCTTTCGCATGGTCCCTTAGGACACAGAGCGTAAAACCTGTCAAGTGGTTAGGCACCGCCTTGGTGTCTGGCCTCTCAACGTCAACCATCATGCCCTGGTCGCTGATCACATGCAAGTAACATGTTTGTGATGTATGATGTTCAATGTTCTCAATCACTTAGCCCCTAGCTACTCGCCCCGCTTCACGCTCGATCACGGATTCGTGAGAGGGTATACCCCGGGGGTACCATGAACGCGCTCGCGTGTTGTAGCGTTGAGGGGTCGCCTATCTGATTACATAAAAAAATCACCATCGGGGGCATGTACATCCCAAGAATTATACGAAAGTCTATTGACAATACTACTTTTTGGGGGAGAATATCTCTTTTATATTGACAAGGGGATTATAATATGTTATAATATCTATAAGAGTTACTTAGAGAGATACATAAATAGTAATTATATAATCAAAATACATACATCATATACATATAAGAAGATTATAATTACATACAAATCTCTTATAAAGACACCAAACTACAATAAATATATACAATAATAAAATAAATACTTGACTTTTGTGTCTAAAAATGTTATAATAGGGTATATAGTTCAGAGTTCTAATTATCTTTGGTTGTCTTTCCCCCGTTTGTGGGGCTGTTCCTTAGTGGGACCCTTAAGATCATCTTCATATTAGGGAGGTCGTAACATGACCATCTGGGTTTTGTTCGTCCTTGTTGTCTTAAACGGCGAACCGCAGGTTGAGACCGTTGGATTTAAAGACCAAGCGACTTGTGAAGCAGCCAAGACTGAGCTGACCAACCAATTGATCAAGAAGTATGGCGATTTCAAGGGCGCTATTAGCTGCCACGCCGAAACGATTGTCGACACGCACGCTTAAGGGAGAACGAAGTTGGCGTACCTGAAAGGTGACGCGGTGAGTCAGGGTACCAAGGGTAAGAAGCTGACCCCGAAGATGCTGTCATTCATCAATGCTTACTTCGGTGAGGCCAACTTCAACGCCACCAAGGCGTACGACCTGAGCGACTACACACCGTCCAACAATGCGAACCTCAACGCTGCCGAATTGATGAACCATCCCCTTGTTGCTGCGGAGATTAAACGTAGATTGGACGCGCGTCAGCAAAAGTCAGAGGTCAAGGCCGAGTACCTCCTCAACAAATTAATCCAGATCATCGAAGACGCCGAGGGCAACGAAAAGACGGCGGACAAACTCCGGGCCATCGAACTGGCCGGTAAGTCCATCGCCCTCTGGAAAGAGCGTCAAGAGATCAGCGGACCGGACGGCGAAGCGATCAAACATGAGCAACGAATCAAAGAATCAGCCGCAGATTTCACCAGCCGAATTGCTAGCCTCGCTAAGCGAAGCGGAACGTCAAACGTGGTTGAATTCCCTGACCGAAGCGGAGATGGCGGAACTCAAGTATAGCTGGGAGTTCTGGGCCAGACCCAATCAAAAGGCACCCGAGGGCGAATGGAACACCTGGCTTGTCATGGCGGGCCGGGGCTTCGGTAAGACCAGGATGGGCTCCGAATGGATCAGACAACTAGCCCATGATAATCCTGGTTGTCGGATTGCCCTTGTGGCGGAAACTGCTGCCGACGCTCGGGACGTTATGATCCTAGGGGATTCTGGTCTTATCAACTGTGACCCGACTTTGGACCGAGACTCCTGGTCACCAACCAATCGCTGCCTTACCTGGCCGAACGGATCGAAGGCATGGTGCTACAACGCAACGGAACCGGATCAACTTCGCGGACCCCAGCATCACTTCGCATGGGTCGACGAGCTTGCAAAATTCCGTTACATGCAAGAGACCTGGGATCAGCTTCAGTTCGGGCTTCGCTTGGGTCTTCACCCCCGAGTCCTCGTGACGACTACCCCACGCCCACTACCGCTTATCAAGAAGCTTATGGCCGATGCGGACACTGTGGTAACCCGTGGAGCCACCCTGGACAACAAGGCGAACCTTGCTGCGAACACCATGAAGCAGCTCTACGAGCGGTACGGTGGCACACGCCTTGGTCGTCAGGAGCTTGAAGGTGAAATCCTCACAGACATCCCGGGGGCCCTGTGGAACCGCGACAGTATCGATGAGACCCGTATCTACGATGTCCCCGAAAACCTCGAACGAGTGTTTGTGTCTGTCGACCCGGCAGTCAGCAATAATGAAGGGTCTGACGAACATGGTATCGTGGTTGTCGGCCTGGCACGTGATAAAGACGGCTATGCTCGCGGGTACGTTCTCGAAGATGGAACAGTCCGAGGTTCACCCGAAGATTGGGCCCGCAAAGCGGTAAGCCTTTATCGATCCTGGCAAGCTGACAAGATCATTGCCGAAAAGAATCAAGGTGGACAAATGGTTGAGTCCACTATCAAAGCTGTCGACCGGTCTGTTCCCGTGGAGCTTGTCCATGCTAGTCGTGGTAAAGTGGTACGGGCTGAGCCGATCAGCGCGTTGTACGAACAACGCAGAGTACATCACGTAGGCCGCTTCGACCAGCTCGAAGATCAGATGTGCTTATTCTCGGTCGACAACATTCGTAACATCTCCAACGGGTCGCCCGATCGGGTTGACGCACTGGTTTGGGGTCTGACCAAAATCTTCGATAAGATCACCGGTCGCCGTCTGGTAAAGGAGGGCGTAACCGACAACACTAATCGTTATAGTGAAGAGTCCTACGTCATCGACGGATGGGCTAAAGATTCCGAACACGGCTGGATGTGCTGATGGCAAATGGCGTAAGCTCGATGGGCGTCAACGACGACGACATCAATACCAAGAAAGTGTCCAAAGAGACACAGAACCTTCGACGGCCAGACCTCATTGAGGCGGAGCCGGTCAAGAAGGATTATGTCCCCGAGGGCTTCGACAGCCAAGAAGCATTCATCAAGGACATGCGGGCCCAGTATCAACACGACGTTGACTACGACCGCATCAATCGTTACGAGGCAATCGACGATCTCCGCTTTGCCGCTGGTGAGCAGTGGGACCCTGTTGTCCTTCAACAACGTAAGTCCCTTCCCTGTCTGGTTATCAACACCATTCCGCAGTTCACCGCCCAGCTAGTTGGTGATTGGCGTGAAAGCCGGAAGGCGATCAAGGTTGTTCCGTCTAACGACGAGGACACCGACATCGCTGACGTTCGTGAGGACCTGGTCCGCAACATCGAGATGATGTCAAGGGCCGACCGCACCTACGACCAGGCTTTCGAGTCCATGGTTCAGTGTGGTGACGCCGCGTTTAAGGTGACCGTCGAGTACGCCAAAGACGACGTGTTCGACCAGGACATCTTCATCCGACCGATCGAAGACGCCATGGCCGTTGTTTGGGATCGCTTTAGTGTCGACCCCACGGGCCGAGACGCCCAGCGAGTCTTTGTTGATGACCGCATTCCGAAGGACGAATTCACCCGTAAGTGGCCTCAAGCCGCAGGTGGATCGAACCTCATGGAGGTGGACAAGATCGACAAAGTCACGATGGCCGGGTGGATGGACGAGGAAAGCTACCGAGTCACCGAATACTGGAGAATGATCGAGCGTCAGAAGACGTTAGCCCTCTTCCAGAACGGTCGCATCTACGAGATCGACGACTCCAACATGGAGCAGATCATCGAGCAGAACGGCCCGCCGATTAAGACCCGGTTGACTTGGTGTCGGTACGCCCAGATGCACTACTGCACTGGCTGGCAAATCCTGGCTGGTCCGTACGAGTATCGAATGAACCGTCTTCCAGTCATTCGCATGTCTGGCCGTATTGTCAATATTGCTGGTCGTCGAGTTCGCTACGGTCTGGTTCGGTTCATGAAGGACCCCAGCCGCCTTAAGAACTTCTGGCGGTCTATTGCGGCTGAGCAACTGGGTTATGCCCCGAAGGCTCAATGGTTGGCCACCCAGTCCGCTGTCGAAGGTCGCCAGGAGGCGTTCCGCAGGGCTCACCTAACTCGTGACCCACTGCTGATCGTCAATGATGAAGCGATCATCGGACAGAATATCCAGCGGATTGAACCCCCCGCTCCGCAGAACGCCATCTTCCAAGAAGTGGCGATGAATACTCAAGACATGAAAGATGTCAGTGGTATTCAAGACGCAAGCTTGGGTATCAAGTCCAATGAGACTTCTGGTAAGGCTATCATGTCTCGCCAACATGAAGGCGACATTGCTAGCCAGACCTACTACGATAACGCTGACGCCGCCCTGCTTGAAGCCGGTGACGTTATCAATCAGCTCATTCCTCAAATCTATGATGGCACTCGTGTTGTCCGATTGATCGGGGAAGACGAGTCAATCAAGTTCCAACGAATCAATGATCCCATGGACCCTCATGCTATCGACCTTGGTGCCGGTAAGTATGACGTGGCCCTCAGCACTGGTACGTCTTATACGACTCGCCGTGTCGAGGCTGCCCAAGCGATGATGGACGCCATCCAAGTGTGGCCCCAGCTTATGTCTGTTGCTGGTGACCTCGTCGCTAAAGCTCAAGATTGGCCCGGTGCCGATGAGCTGGCTGAACGCCTTAAGAAGACTATTCCGCCGCAGTTCCTCGACGAGAAGGACGGTGGTGGCGGTGGTGTTCCGCCTGAGGTTGTCCAGCAAATGCAACAAGAGCTAATGAAGCTCCAAGCTGAAAACCAAGAACTCAAGATGGACAAGACCATCGAGTTCAAGAAGCTTGAAATCCAATCTTACGACGCCGAAACGAAACGTATCCACGCTCTGAACCAAGACTTTGGTAAGGAGACTGAGATCGAAATGAAGGCGATCGAACGCATTCTCGATGGCGCTACAACGCTTGATGAGCATGACATCCAACGTGCCCAACTGTCCCATAGCATGACTATGGATCACAAGCAGCACGACCACGCAGTCGAACAAGCCCAACAGGCTAACGACCTTGCGATGAAGACCCTCTCGGCCCGAACCAGTGCGCAGCCTACTGGATCGAAAAAGCCGCAAACAACTGGCGCAACCGGTTAAAGGACCGCAAAACCTAAATGAGTGAGACCGAAGTAACTACTGAAGCTCAGGCTATTGATACTGATGATCTTGACACTTTCTCCAACGACTTCTTTGGTCGGAAGTCTGAAGAAACGTCCGACTCGACCACGGACAATGTGGAACAAGAACAAGTAACCGAGACCGAAGCCGAAGACAATACTGAAGCTCAAACTGAAGAAACCGACGAACCTGAAGCCAAATCGGAAACGGAGGAACAAGCTCCGAAGAAGAAGACGGTCCAGGATCGTATCGACGAACTAGTAAAGCAACGTGAAGACACCAAGCGTGAAGCCCAAGCCCAGCTTGAGGCGATGCGTAAGGAGTTTGAAGAAAAGCTTGCTGCCCTCCAACCGAAGGCTCCTGAGCCCAAGGCTGCTACGGAACCTCAGCCGACCGACCTCAACGAGGACGGTACTGAGAAGTATCCGCTTGGCGAATTTGATCCCCAGTACATCCGCGACCTGACGCGACATACGCTTGAGACTGAGCGTCTTCAGGCAGCCCAGAAGGCTGAACAGGAACGGGTTCAACGTCAAGAACAAGAAGCACGCCAAGCTCTGACCAATGAGTGGAATGGTAAGCTCGAAGCTGCGAAAACGGAATACCCTGACCTCATCGAAAAGGGGCAGGAACTTCTGGCTAACTTCAAAGACCTTCCCGACGCGTACGCGGACTACCTTGGCACTGTTATCATGCAGATGGATAAGGGTCCCGACGTTCTCTACTACTTGTCTAACCACCCCGCTGAAGCGGCTCAGATCGTAAATAGTGGCGCTCAAAAAGCGACCCTCGCCCTAGGTCGGATCGAAGCTAAGTTCATCGAGGCTGATGCACAAAAACAAGCCGCTAAACCTATTGTGTCTAAGGCTCCGCCTCCCCCGCCCGTTAGGGCTCGCGGTACCAATGGCGCTTTTATAGTGGCACCTGATACTGACGATCTCGACGCTTTCGAGTCTCAATTCTTCAAACCTCGAAAGTAATTCACTCATCAAAGGAAAGCTTATAAATGGCTGGTACTGTTACAGTTGATCAGGCCAAACTGGTTCTTAACTCGTTTGCCGCGATCTTCCAAAATAACCTCACGTCTGCCGAACTGGTAACGTGGCGTAAGTTCGACAACGAAATGAACGACCGCAACGCCTTGACTGTCGTTGAACAGGTCACCCCGCGTTACGTTGTCACCCGCACGACCTCGGGCGTCCAAGACCTGACGACCACTGGCACGCAAAACACCGTGTTCGGTTCGGAACAATACAAGATCGACACCGTCTTTGGTTCGTCCATGGGTTGGCAAGACTTCGTAAAGATTCGCGATATCGGTGCTGCTCGTGAGTCGGAAGCTCTGAAGGCTGCCGCTCTGAACCTCGCCGAGCAGATCGACGCGTACATCCTTGGCTTTGCCGTCAACGCTTCTAACAACTGGCTGGGTACCGCTGGTAACACCGTACAAGCGTACGACGACGTTGCTTCGGGCTACACCCGTCTGAAGGAAGAAGGCGTTCAAGACCAAGACCTCCGCGCTGTCCTGACTTACGGTGACAAGCAAGCTCTCGGTTCGGCTGTCGTGGCTGACAACGCGTCCCTGCAATCGCTGGGTGGTGGTGTCTACCGTGATGGTTGGGAAGGCCGTATCGCCGGTATCCCGACGCTGTTCACGCAGCAACTGCCGACCCTGACGACCGGTACGCACGGTTCGACGACCTTCGTCGCTTCGGGTGGTACGAACGTTCACTACTCGGATGTGGCTATCAGCCCGGCCCCGGGTCAGTACATGACGCAGACCATCACGCTCGACATCGGTTCGGGTACGGAAACCATCAAGGACGGTGAAGTGTTCACCATCGCTGGTGTGTATGCGTACGACAACCGTCTGCAAGCGTCCCTGGATCACCTCCAGCAATTCCGCGTCATTGGTAACTACACGGCGTCTTCGGGTAATGCGACCAACGTCCGCATCTTCCCGGCGATGATCATCCCGTCGGCCTTCAGCAACACGGCTCAGACCAACAACGACACGGCTCACGCCACCGTTGCTCAGGCTCCGACCGATGG